CCGCAGTATCGCCAAGCACCACGGAGTGAAGGACCAAACAGCATTGCCGTCAAGGGGTATGGCGAAGATGGAAGCGACAAGGTGGGGGAGCGCACCTACAGCCGCAAGACGGCGGGGCAATCCGCAGCGCAGATCGGCAACCTGCCCGACCCCAAGAATGACATTGACGCCGTGCTCAGCAGCCCACCTTACCTAGGAGTTGCTGATGCTAAGCGCCATCCTGGAGACAAGCTAGAAACAGAGAAGAGGCATGTTTTGGGTTACGGGCATGGCGCTGCGCAAATCGGTGGAATGAAAACGGAAACCTACCTGTCGGCGATGCGTCAGGTGTACGCGCAGCTCCACCTGGTGCTGAAACCGGGCGGGGTGGTCTGCCTGGTGACAAAGAATCCCGTCAAGAAGGGTCAGATCCGCCGGCTGGATTCCGACACCATCCGGTTGATGGAAGCCTGCGGCTTCACCTTTTTGGAAAGGCAGATGGCGATGCTGGCTCAGGAGTTGGGCGTGCAGCAACGGCTTGACGGCGGCGCCGACACCATTCGCCGCGAACGCAAGAGCTTTTTCAAGCGCCTGTTCGAGCGCAAGTATCCCCACCTGCGCGTGGACCACGAGGACGTGCTGTGGTTTCAGAAGTGCTGAGCTTCTCCATCCCTGGCGAGCCTGTCCCGTGGGCCCGACCGCGACTGACCTGGCAGCGCGGGCACGCTCATGGCTACGTCACCGACGCCGTAGCTGAGCAGGCTGCAAAGATTCGGCTTTACGCTCATGCAGCCGTCCGTGGCAAGTCAGAGTATCCGCTCCAGGGACCAGTCCTGCTCGGGATCGCTGCCTACCGCAGCAGGCCCACGAAAGAAAAGAGGGCGGTGCCGACACAGCGGCCGGATTTCGACAACTACTGGAAACTGATCGCCGACTCACTGGAGCGCTCGATCTACCTGGACGATTCGCAGGTAATCGGACCGCTGGGCTATCCCCAAAGCGGCAAGTTCTTTGCCGACGATCGCGGCGCACGCACAGAAATCACCGTTCTGCCACTCACCGAGCTGCCGGGAGGATTGGAGCTGCGATGATTACCTGCCCGGTCTGCGGTAACGCGATCACCCTCCCGACCGCGATCGAGACCCTCATCGACCGCGGCGGGGTCTACGGTCGCCGGGTTACCTGCCCCGCCTGCCGCTGCGTCTTCTCGACGATCACGCGCGTGCTCAGACCGTCGCCGCTCCCGCCCAAACAGTTAGAGCAGATCAGGAATCAGCCCCGATGAGAAAAGGGTGGTTCCATTTCTATGGGCACCTACGCAAGGCGCGGCGATTGCTCGACCCCTATTGGTTTGTTGTCCACGTCTACGCGCCCTGTCCTTTCCACTACATCGCGCTGCGGGAAGGTGAGATCAAATTCGTCCGGGTTGAGTGCGCCTGCCAGGGCAAGAAGCTGACCTGCGATCCGATGGCGCTGATCACGATGCCAGCGCCAGCTGGCGTAACTAAGGAGGTTTGGTTTCTCCGCGCCGGCTGGGAAGAGTGGGAAACCCGCCGTGTCCCGGTGCAACTGGACGAAGAATGGCAGAAGCTTTACAGCAAAAACTAAGCCGGCTTCGACCGCGCAAGCTCGGCCGCAAGCCCAACAGGAGAAAGAGATGTCACACCAAACGATGCCGAAACCCAAGAGCGTGGAACCAGTCTCGATGCTACTCCTGCCTTCGCCTGCGTTACTCCTCGCGGAAGGAATTGCGGAAGCAGAGGCGAAAGCGCCCCGGCTCCGCGCCCAGCAGAGGGGCAGGGTGGCAACGCGCAAGAAAGGCCGTTTCAGGGCAGCCCTGCGCCATCTGTGGGATAAAAAGAGGCCCTTCAAAGCTTACATCAACGGGATTGAAATCGGTGGGCCTTCCGGTGGACCACATAATTCCAGCGAGATTCATCCAAGCGCACCAGCTCGGCGACCCGAACACAAGGGTGAATCTGGTGACACTGTGCGCCCGTTGCCACCCGAAGAAAAGAAAGGCTGAGGACAGGCTGTGCAACCGCACCAACATCATCGGCTGGCTGCAAGAGTTGAATCGCATCGGGTTTCCGATGGAGCGAGTCGAAAAAGCGCTGGAAGCCTACGGGATGGGATAAACTAGCGGCCATCCCAAGGTGACAAAAGGAAGCAGCTGAAACCATGAAAAATTCAATGTCGAAAAAATCGCGGAAAGCAATGCAGCGTCTGGGTCATGGAATGCATGGCGTGTTTGGTTCGGCTATGAAGCTACACGGTGAGTGGAAAGCATTCTGTTACGTTGGCAAATGCAACTGGGTGAAAAGCGCAACCGGATCACGCAGTATCGAAGCCAGCCTGTGGAGTCACCTGCGGCGCTTCCACAAGCTACCCAATCCTGGGTTTAAGATCAGGTCGGGCGCAGTACCAGAACCGTGGGTAGTTATGTTGTTGCCAAAAATCCGTCCTGGGGTTCCGGTTAGAAAAAAACTTGCAAGACCTACCAGCGATGAGCTCCGCCGGGTTTACGATAAGCACCACCCGAGTGCGCGAACCCGTCGATAACGCGGCAAGCATGACGCGCCTAAAAACTCTCGCCTTGCTCGCTATTCTTTGTGTCTTTGCGGTGAGTGTTCTTGCGGCGACCCAGCTCTACGACGCTAAGCTCGTCCGCGTGATCGATGGCGATACAGTGGTGCTTGATGTGAAGCTGGGCCCCGATAGTTGGAAACGTAATCTGCACTGCCGGCTGAAAGGTATCGACACGCCCGAGCTTCACCCTCGTCGCCTCCCACCCGGCGCCACCGAAGAGCAGCGCGCCGTCCGGCAGAGTGAAATCCGTCGCGCGCGCAAAGCCAAGGTCGCCCTGGAGAAACTCCTGGGGAGTAATATACCCGCTAGTAATATACCCGCAGGTAAAGCCCTGCGCGTACGGTTGCACGGCCGCGACCGTTACGGCCGCGCACTCGTTACACTCTTCGTTGGAGAAACCGACGTTGGCCAGTGGCTCATTCGAGAGGGATACGCCACAGAATGGCATCCCAAACGCCGGTAGCACTCCTGTAATTCCTAGAAATTTCCAAAAAACTGCACCTAAATTGTCACTACTCACATAAATTGCCCGGTTTTTCCTTGTGAGTTTCCGTCTGGCGGGTCGAAGATGCCAGCGATGACGACGATCTGTTCCGTCGAAGGCTGTCAAAATCAGCGTCAGGCCCGTGGACTTTGCCATAAACACTATCTGCGCGCGTGGTGCAAGGGCGAGTTCTCCGAGTTCGCTAATTGTTCTGTACCAGGCTGTTCTCGCTCACGCTTTGTGAAAAATCTTTGCGCCTTGCATTACCACAGAAAACAGAGAACCGGGAAATTCAGCAGCCGATCTAAAGCACCCGACGGAGCGGGGAATATCAACCAGGGCTATCGGAGGTTTTCCATAGCTGGCGAGAAGGTACTTGAGCACCGCCTTGTGATGAAAAGGTTGCTGGGTCGCCAACTCAGTAGGACTGAGATCGTGCACCACGTCAACGGCGACCGGCTTGACAACCGGCTGGAGAATTTACAGGTGATGACTCCTAGGGAGCACACAAAGCTACATCGTCCTGGAGATAAAAGATGGGCATGAAGGTCGAGCCGAGCTACAAAGTGGTCGCCTATTGGGATGGCCTGCCGGTCAGCCTTACTTTGCTCAAGAAGATCGCCCCGGGCCTTGCGCGTGAGTACCGAGTGCGGCGGAAGGGGCGCCGAGTGCTGGAAGAGAGAACCAAACGGGCGCGCGCGAATCAGGAATACGCCGCGGCCGCCCGGGTGATCAAACCACAGCGAGTCAGTATCTTTTCCCGATTGCGTTCACTGATTTCCAGCTTCTTTTCCCGATTGCGCTCGCTGATTTCGAGAAGGAGAGACCGATGAGCACCAAAGTTGCACGCTGCCGAAGGTTCAGGAATTTCATGCTCTCTACGCGGGAGCGCGCCGCGCGGGATATTGCCACCGCATTCGAGCGCCACAGAAACCAATTCGATCGTTACTGCCTGGGCAACCTCAAGCTGCGGCTGCGGCTGCCTTGGAGCTTTGTGCTGTCTCTGCACCGCGATGGCAAGAGGCTGCTTTCCACGGAAGCAGTGTCCCGAAAACTAGGGTTGGCGCCGGCGCCGACGATTGTGAATGGCTGCCCACTCGGTGAACTCAAGCCCGGGGACTTAAATCCCGAACAAGGGGGGCTCCGGTAGCGATGGCTGATCAGGTAGGGATCGTCAAGAAGATCGAAACCATTGCCCCCGGGCTGCTGAATCCCTCCGCCTACAATCCCCGGACGATCAGCCCACAGGAGTTTGCCAAGCTGCGCCGGTCCCTGCGCGAGTTCGGCTTCGTCGAGCCGGTCGTAGTCAACAACGGCAACAAGATCATCGGCGGGCATCAGCGTGTGCGGGCGGCGATCGAGGAGGGCCTGAAGCGCGTCCCGATCGTGCGCCTGGATTTGCCCGAGACCAAAGCCAAGGCGCTGAACCTGGCGCTGAATCGAATCAGCGGGGAGTGGGATGTGCCGTTGCTGAAAGACTTGCTTGGGCAACTGAGCGCAACGCCGGAATTCGATGTCGAGATAACAGGCTTCAATGCTATCGAAATTGAGCAACTAGGTTCCTCTGATGCGAGCGCGGAAAAGCCCGAGAGGACAAGCCCGCAAGAACTACTGGCCAAATCCGAGCAGTTGCGTAAGCGATGGCGAACAGGACGTGGTCAACTGTGGGTTATCGGTGGGCATAAAGTTTTCTGCGGCGACAGCACGCAGGCTGATCATGTCCGACGCGTAATGGGCGGGCGGCTCGCTGATGCCATCGTAACCGATCCACCTTTTGGTTTGGGCCGCGTCGGGATTGCGAACGACAGCGGACCAGATCTAGCGAAACTCTATCAGGAAGTTCTGCAGATGCTTCCCGCTGAAAATGCCATCGTTATAGCGTTTCAATCTCCGCGATTCTTTAGGGTCTGGCTCGACGCCATCAAGGCTGCGGGGCACCGTTTTCAGCGTGCACTTTGGTCGTACCAAGTGAACAGGCAGAGTTATCCGTGGCGCGGTTGGCTGATGAAGTCCGATATGTTGCTGGTATCTACTCTCGGAACTCCAAGCTGGCCCAAGGCGGTTCCGGCTTGCCATGACACCTACAGTGATCGATATGAGCCAGAGGTGGAAAGTACGGGCGCGTGGCATCCGAGCGTAAAACTTCTCTCGGTTGTGCGTAGCCTTGTCGCGCACACCAGGGGATTGATTTTCGATCCTTTCTTGGGTGCGGGTACAACGGTGGTCGCGGCGCACCAACTTGGGCGCACATGCTGTGGCATCGAGATTGATCCGAGGTATGTGGCAATCACGCTGCAGCGCATGGCTAACCTGGGCCTAAAACCAAAGCTGGCAAAGTGAAACAGCGCAGCAAAAAGCGGAAGAGGAAGGCGCCACGCGGACGGCCACGGTTTCGGCCTCCACGGCTTACGGCCGACAACGTAGAGCAGATGCGGATGATGGCCTCCTACGGAATGTCGCACGAAGGGATCGCCGACGTTCTGGGATGCTCGGCGGACACGCTGGAGCGGAATTTTGCGGGGGTCTTAAAAAGGGGCCGCGCAGAAATGCAGAAGAATCTGCGGGCGGCGCAGATGCGCCTAGCGCTGGTCTGGCCGGCGCAGGCAGGGACTTCAACGATGCTGATCTGGCTCGGCAAGCAGGTACTCGGCCAGACCGATCAAGTTGATTTCGGAGGAACGATTGAGCACAAGCACAGCTGGGTTGACGAACTCCCGGAAACGACAGCGCGCGCGCTCGTCAGGCTCGCGCAAGTCCGGGCGGCCCCGGTTGGCCCGAATTAACTACACGCCTGAGCAGTGGGCCGATGTGGGCAGCTGCGGCCTTCGCCGCCTAGCTCCGGTTGATCTATCTGCGTTCGGCCAGTACGTCTTCGGCTACAAGCCGGCCCGGCATCATCTGCAGTGGCTGAAAATTCTCGCCGACCAATCGGTGCGGCGCTTCCTGATCATCGCCCCGCCCGACCATGCCAAGACAACCTGGGTGGCGATCATCTATGCGGCGTGGAGAATTGGCCGCGACCCGACCTGCCATTTCGGCTTCATTTCGAACACCGCCACGCAAGCCTACAAGCCCAGCGTAGCGGTGCGGGATACGATCTGGCAGAACCCGCGCTACCGCGAAATCTTCCGCAAGGTGCGGCCCGACTTCATCAAGGGCTGGGCTGAGAAAGAGTGGTTCGTTAAGCGCAAGGCGCCCGGCGATAAGGACCCCAGCTTTGTTGCCGCCGGCGTCTTCGGCCCGATCTTGGGCGGGCGCATGGACGAGCTCCTTTTCGATGACATCTGCGACCAAGAGAACACGGCCACGGTGCACCAGCGAGAGAAGCTACGGGAATGGGTGAAGGCAACCGCGATGACGCGTGTTGTCCCGGGCGGGCGCGTGGGCGGGATCATGACGCGCTGGCACGAAAAGGACATCGGTGCCTGGTTCGCCGAGCAGGGCTGGTTGATCATCCACATGCCGATGGTCGGCTACGGTGGTAAGGAAAAGTGCCCTTTCTGCCGCAAGCTCCCGCCGGAACAATCCCTGCACTTTGAGGGTGGCGCCGACGCTCCGCTCTGGCCCGAACGCTGCGGCCCTGTAGTCGTAGCCGATAAACGCAAGACGCTCGGGCCGCTGCGCTTCGAGGGCATGTGCCAGGGCAACCCAACTGTCCCGCAGGGCACGCTACTCAAACGCGCTTGGTTCCGCCTTGAGGAGCAGATCCCCGCGGCCTTCGACTACGTACTGCAGATCTGGGACACGGCCTACGAGTCGGAAGAAGAGGGAGCGGAGAAAGGATCAGACGCTTCGTATTCGGCTTGCATCACGCTGGGAGTTTTTCGCAACGAGGTCTACATTCTCGGCTGCTTCAAGCAGCGCATGGGCTGGCCCGATCTACTGCGCGCCTGCTACACGCAGTTCCGATCGCAGGGCGTGCGCTACGGCGGGCAGTTCCCGCAGTTGGTTTTGATCGAGGACAAGGCATCAGGCAAGAGCCTAATCCAGGCGCTCAAAAGCGGCCAAGGCCGGAACAAAGCAACCGGCGATCCACTACTGCCGGTTAAACCAGTACCGGCCCGGCAGTCGAAAGAAGAACGCGCGAAGTCGGTGTCTGGATTCATCGAAGCAGGCCAAGTTCATCTTCCGCAGGGCGCCGCCTGGGCCGAGCCACTGATCGACCAGTGCGCAGCTTTTCCAAAGGCGGCCCACGAGGACGATGTGGATGCACTGATTCACGGGCTGCGTTTCATTTTCCTGGGCGACGAGCAGCAGCAACAGGTTGTCGCGGAGTACGAGCAGTCGGAGGTGATCAGCCCGGATCTGGACCGCGCTGACGCGGGGTGGGGGGCGGACTGATGATTCAGTTGGTTCATCAACCGCAGGGCAGCAACCTTTGTGGTCAATGCTGCGTGGCAATGATCTTGGGTATTCCGCTGGGATGCGTCGTTGCCTTGCTGCGTAAAGGAAGAACGACTACCAAGCAGCTCAGGGACGCGCTTCGTAGCTTTGGAATCTTAACCGCCGATCGGGCTGAGAGGATGACGAGCTCGAAGTCATTACCGAACCTTGCCATCTACAAGATGCGGTTTGAGGGTACGTGGAAATCACATTGGGTGGTCGTTTCCCAGGGGAAGGTCTACGACCCCGGGGGTAACGGAACCGGGGGCAGACTAACTTCATATCTTGAGTGTTCGAGGGCATAAGGAGCGGACCAACGATGAGGCTTTGGCCGAAGCGTAAGACCAACGGCGCGGAAGCTATTAACGAGGCTGCGGTCAATTCTGCCTTCTCCGCCCTCGTTGACGGCCTGATGGAGGCGCCCGAGATCCGCGAGGCGGCGCTGTCACGCGCCGACATCGAGCTGGCGCTCGAGGACGCGAACTGGATTCGCCTGGGCCAGAGCGCTGAGATGGACGCCACCAGCCGCCGGGCGATAGTAGAGCGGGCACGACTCTACTGGCACCACGATCCGCTCGCTAAGCAGGCTGTGCGCCTTTGGACCGACTACTCGATCGGCACCGGCATGAGCTTCCGTGCCAAGGATGAGAAGGCCAAGACGCTACTCGAAACTTTCTATAAACACCGGAAGAACCGCAAACTGCTGGGACCCGAAGGCCAGCGAAAGTCAAGCCACAAACTACTGGTGGACGGCGAGGTATTCTTCGCAGTCTTCAAGGGTGAGCCGCCACTACTCCGGCGCATCGATCCGCTGCAAATCAACAAGATCATTACGCATCCCGAGGATGAGGAAACGCCGGTTTACTACCAGCGCGACATTGTGAGCGACAAGGGGGCACCGACTACTAAGTTTTATCGAGATTGGGCCTTAGGGAAAGAGGACGAGGAGGAAGTAGCGGGCAAGGTGAAGGACACCAGCGGCTCGGTAGTCGAACAGGGCAAGGTGCAGGAGGACGTCGTCTTGTACCACGTCGCGCTCGATCCCTTCCGCAATCGGGGCAACTCGCTCCTGACTCCGGCCCTGGACTGGCTGCGCGAAAATCGCCGCTTCATGCAGGCGCGGGTAGCGATCACCCAGGCGCTGGCGCGCTTTGTCATGAAGGCCAAAGTCAAGGGCGGGCCCGCTGTCCTGGAGGCGGCGCGAAAGACGCTGGCGAGCGCGCTGACGCAAGGCGGCGATACAGAAACCAACCCGCCGGCCGCCGCCGGCTCAACCTGGTTCGAAAATCAGGGCATGGACCTGTCGGCGATCACCCGCAAGTCCGGGGCAGGGGAAGCGCGCAACGACAGCGATATGTTCAAGCTCATGGTCTGCTCCGCCGTTAATATCATGCTGCACTACTTCGGCGATCCTTCCACCGGCAACCTGGCCACGGCTACGGCAATGGAATTGCCGATGCTGAAAGCCTTCCTGGCCTACCAAACGCTCTGGACCGGCGTCTACGAGGATCTCGACACGATCGTACTTGACCAAGCTGAGTTCAAAGGGGATCGCTTCGTTGACCGTGACTGGCCCCCGATCGTTGAGGCCGACATTAGCGTGCTGGCAACCGCGATCTCCGACTTCGCTCAGGCTATGCCCGCGCTTATGGCGCAGCCCGAGGTCATGCAGCGGGTACTGACGGCGCTACGGATCAACAACCCGCAGGAGATTATCCAGCGCATCCAGGGCATCCAGGGCGCGCAGCCCAACGAGCCTGAATCGGTTGAAGCCGCTGCCCGGCTGGCGGTGGCACTGCGCGCATTTCGAGAGAGTCTGACACATGGCGAGCTACACAGCAGCACTTGAGGAAATGAGTCTCTTGGAGGTCGTGCTGAGAAGGCCCGCGATCCAGTCGGTCGCCGGCCAGCAGGTGGTGCGCCGCGCGAAGCAGGATTTGATTTTCTACTTTCGGCAGTTGGGTCGGGTGGTCGAGTTACTTGGATTGGAAACTATGGGCAGCACTTTCCCAGACAACCAG